CTCGCGGTCCAGTGCTTCTTGCTTTTCAAGACGATCGATTTCCTTGCCAAGGGCAACCACATCCGCTTCCATTTTTTCATAGGTTGCAGTGTCTTCAGCGGACACAATTCCATCTGTACCTCTTTTGGTATCCAGGAAGGCTTTAGCAGCTTCCCAGGACTTTGCTCTTTTTTCACGCAGTTCAAGAATTTTATTCATAGTGTTTTCCTCCTAAAATTTAGTGTTGAATCAAAGAAAGCCGCTTTTCTAGCGACTCAATTGGGGTGCCAGTATTCTCTTTTGCTAGTTTGGGTTTTACCTTATCCAGCAGAGAGTTGGTAACAGCTCTGCGGCTGAAGGCATAGGTAAAGTCCTCAGTCTGATTTCTTTTCTTCTCATCCTCCAAGATGCCATCAGCAAAGCCAAGCTCGATGGCCTTCTTTGCATTGAGCCAGGTTTCTGCATCCATAAGGTGCGAGAGCTTTGTTCTTGACTGGCCTGTCTTGATTTCATAGGCATTGATGATGCTCTCTTTAACTTCAGAAAGCATGGCGATGGCTTTTTTCATTTCCTCGCTGTCCCCAATGGCCACTGTAAGGGGGTTATGGACCATCATCAGGGCTGTTGGTGCCATGAGTACCGTTGTCCCCGCCATGGCGATGACAGAGGCAGCAGAAGCTGCAATGCCATCGATCTTTACGGTAACAGTGCCTTTGTAATCCATCAGCATGGTATAAATCTGACTAGCAGCAATACAATCACCTCCAGGAGAATTGAGCCAAATAACAATATCACCTTCACCGGCAGTAAGCTCTGCTTTAAATGCCTTAGGGGTGACATCATCGTCAAACCATGAATCTTCGGCAATAACGCCGTCTAGATAAAGTGTTCGGACGCCAGTGTTTTCATCACGCGCCCAGTTCCAAAACTTCTTCATTTAGGTTCCTCCGTTTCTTTAATATTTGCGAACGCGCCTGCGTCCTGTAATTTAGTCATGGCCCCGTTGATGAGATAGAGATCGCCACCTAAGGATTCTGGAATTCTATCCAGATTTTCAAGTTCTCTGATATCATTGGCGCTCATCCAACCGTTCTGCCTTGCAGTGGCATATCCACTCATACGACTTACATAATCACCACGCAGTAGGCCATCCACGTTAAACTTGATAAACACATTAGGTTTCTCACTTTCCATGAGCAGCGCTCTGCACATGGACTGTTCCCAGCGGACCACCCAAGGGTCGAGAGTGTATTTTACAAACTCAAGTGATTGCTGCTCGATGTTACTAAAGGATGATTTCTCAAGGTCAGCAAGCATATGAGGTGGGACTCTAAAGATACGAGCGATCTCATTGATCTGGAACTTTCTGGTTTCTAGGAATTGAGCCTGCTCTGGTGAAATACCTATAGGCTGATACTTCATACCTTCTTCAAGGACTGCTACCCTGTGGGCATTGCCACTTCCTTGATAGGCTGCGTTCCAGGATTCTTTGATCCTTGCAGGGTCTTTAATGGTACCGGGGTGTTCCAGGACGCCACCAGGTGAAGCACCATTAGCAAAAAACTTAGCTCCATATTCTTCTGTAGCAATGGCAAGGCCCACAGCATTTTTCGCCATGGCTATGGGTGAATATCCCACCAGTCCGTCAAAGCCAAGTCCTGGGATATGAAGGACGTCTGATGGTGATAGATACACCTGATTGTCTCTACCAAGAGAAGGGACATCCTCATTGCCACGCTGATACAAATAGAAAAGCCGACCACTTGAATCGCGATCGACCGTCATTTTGTTTGGCATCAGTGGATAGAGAGATATCACTTCACCTCGAGCATTTCGAATAATCTGAGAATAGGCATTACCCCATAATAAAAGATGACTCATCAGCGTTTCTCTAAAGGCAAAGGAAGTCATCTCTGGGTTTGGTTCATCATGAAGTAGTTTATATAAAGGGTGTTTTAGGTTTTTCTCCTTGCCACCTGAATCATTGTACTTATAGACATGAAGTGGTAGACCAGCCAGTGTCTCAGATAAGATCCTCACGCAGCTGTATACCGCTGTCATTTGCATAGCAGTTTGCTCATTAACCGGTTTTCCAGCGCTGGTGCTTCCAAAAAAGAAGCTGTAGCGGCTGCCACCAAGAGCATCTTTAGGCTTGTCTCGGGCTTTAAATATCCCTTGCAGCATTCCCATGGACATCAACCTCCTTAAAATGGGCATGAAAAAAGCACCTCCTTTGAGATGCTTAGTAAATACTTTTATATTAATATTAACAGTAGTTAGTATAATATAAATGCTGTATCTTGCGCGATTATTCTTTGTTTTTTAATTCTAATAATATAGGTGATATATTTAGTAAAATTGAAGCAATTGTAAGAAACCATAATGCTTTTTCCATACCAGGCACAACATCTAATAAAGCCGACCAATCTTCAACCTTTACCCAATTAGACACCAATCTGTATTCTGCAACAAGCGTTAATGCAGTAAATGATAATCCCACTGCCATAGCAAGCCTATAATCCTTTCCTGTTTTATACATATAAAGATTTATTAGAGTTGCTACTATAGCAATTAACCCTAATGCTACCCACATAATTTCACCTCCATTATACCTCTATTATAGCTACACACAAACCTATTTTTATGCAATCAACTTTAGCCTATTTCATTTACTACTAACAGTAGTTTGTACAGTTAAAGGATACGTTGTTGAAATAATCCTTCTCTAATCTGGATTTTCATCCACAACCCATGGTAATTTAATTCCGGATATACTAATCAATAAATATGGTTCATCCATTTGAGGGTTAGGACAAGGATTATCATCAGGTGATCCATTAAATACGTGGATTTCAAGCCCTTCTAAAGGTACCCTGATTTCATCCTGATCAATGGTACCTTTCACTGGATAGAAGGCCAAATATTCCCTTTCGTTACTTCGTTCATCATATTGAAACGGCATAGTTTCTAATGGATAATCAGAATCTAATCCCAATGATTCTAATAGCTCTGCAGTATGAGGATACTTTGCTTTGAAAGTCTTATAATAATTTCGACAATAAGCACAATCACACTGTTCTTCATATTTCAATCGATATTCTTTGGTGATTTCATAATCATTATTAATCTTCAAGTTGTGCACATCACTCACCTCCCCAAAATTGTTGTTTATCAGCAACAATTTTTACACTATAAAATTACTATAGCATAAGGAGTATACTATTAAAAGACAATCAGTCCTCGATCGTCATAAACAGAATTACCAGTTTCTCCACCACAGCGAATCGCTCGGTCAAGAGCCATGATTGTGGCAACAGCACCGTCAATCTTCTCGGTAGATTTTTCTTTGTCTGCTTTGATATTGCCAGCAGGATCGGTTCTAATAAAAATGTTATCCATCATCCAGCGGAGAACAGGATGACCACCGTGGGCTATTTTTTCTTCCAAAGTCAGCTTCATTAACTCTTTTGTTGGCGGAGACATATCTTTGAAGCCCTGACCAAAAGGTACAACGGTGAACCCTAAGTTTTCTAAGTTCTGCGTCATCTGAACTGCTCCCCATCGGTCAAAGGCAATCTCACGGATGTTATATTTCATTCCAAGTTCCTCAATGAAAGTCTCAATGAATCCGTAGTGGACCACGTTACCTTCGGTGGTTAGAAGGAATCCTTGTTTTTCCCACACATCATAATTCACGTGATCCCGTCTAACCCTAAGGTCAATGCTGTCCTCTGGTATCCAGAAGTATGGAAGTACCACATACTTGTCATCTTCATCCTGTGGTGGGAAGACCAGTACGAAGGCTGTTATGTCAGTGGAAGAGGAAAGGTCCAGTCCACCATAGCAAACGCGACCTTTGAGGGCTTCTGAATTAACTGGGAATGCACAGGCATCCCATTTATCCATAGGCATCCAGCGAATAGCCTGCTTAACCCATTGATTGAGTCGAAGCTGTCTAAAGCTATTTTCTTCAGCGGGGTTTTGTCTGGCAGACTCATAGGCCATTTTTACTTTATCCATGCTGACAGTGATGCCAAGGGATGGATTTGCTTTCTTCCACACCTTTGGATCAGACCAGTCATCTTCAAGATCTGCACCATAAATCACTGGGTAGAAGGTAGGGTCATTTTTCCTTCCAGCCATTATATCCAGTGCTTTTTGATGAACCTCCCAGCAGATACTGTTTTGATTATCTCCAGCAGTGGTGATTAGAAAGTACAAGGGCTGCATCCTGGCATCACCACTACCTTTAGTCATAACATCATAGAGCTTTCGGTTTGGTTGGGTATGAAGTTCATCAAATACAACGCCATGGGTATTAAAGCCGTGTTTGTTTCCAACATCGGCAGAAAGCACTTGATAGATGCTTCCAGTGGGTTGATAGATCAGTCTTTTCTGTGAGTCCAGAATCTTTACCCTCTTGGATAAAGCCGGGCACATACGCACCATATCAGCAGCCACATTAAAAACGATGGAGGCTTGGTTACGATCTGCAGCGCAGCCATAAACCTCAGCACGTTCTTCATTATCACCACAGGTTAAGAGCAAGGCAACAGCCGCCGCGAGCTCACTTTTTCCCATCTTCTTTGGTATCTCTACATAAGCAGTATTAAATTGACGATAGCCATTTGGTTTTATGGTTCCAAATAAATCTCGGATGATTTGCTCTTGCCAATCTATCAGTTCAAAGGGCTTTCCTGCCCAGGTTCCTTTGGTATGGGAGAGGCATTCAATAAAACCTACTGCATAGTCCGCCATCTCCTTGCTGTAATGGGAATCCTTCGCCATGTAAGAGGTTGGTTCATACTTCTTTAGTTTTCGGATATGCGGACACCTCCTTTAAAAAGACATAAAAAATAGACCCTGAGGTCTTCTGTAACGAGGAAAAGAGCTATGCAGCCCTATTCCTTTATGCGTTTCTCTCTTGTTGTTAATTGTATTCCTTCATCAATATTTCAAGTGCAGCTTGCGCATTGGCGTCGATGGGTTCAATGTCCCAGCCTCTGTCAAAGTTTGCAATGATCTGACCATCACGCTTTAGCATCAGTTTTGATATTCTACCCTCATCAATTCCGTAAGGGGAGCCTAAGTCAAAGCTTTTGATCCAATAATGAATGCTTCTGTTTTCGACTTCGATTTTGCCTTCTCTCCACATGGTCTAACCCCCTTAAATCCTAACCAAGATTGCTGGTAGAATTTGCTTTTCGCCGGTCTGCCAGTCGGTATAGCTTGTCTTAACCTTGGTAAGTCCGTCCATCCTGCAACCGTGCTTTTCAAATTCGGCAAGGGTTGCGATCAGTCCTGAGAAGGTGCTTGAAATGGTGATGTGGTCGATTCCATAGGCTCTGCAGGCTTTAACAATGGGTTCAATGTCGTAATCCCAAATGACCTCAGAAAAGTCGATGGTGTCGTTTCCTGCTTCCTTGCTTCTTTCGTAAGCCCAGTACATGGTGCTGTTGATTCCTGATTCCTTAAAGTTTGCGCCGGTTGCTTTGGCTTCTTCAAATGCCTTGATTTCTTTCATGTTCTCATCCTCCATTTAGTGTGGTTTTGTTTTGGTATTACATATATCACTCTAAACGAGAATAATAGCAAGTCATTTCTGTAGTAATAGAGCAGGTTTTCAGTCTCCCAATCTAATCTTCAATCGCTGTATAACGTGGGTACTCATAACCTTCAGGATTTGTGAGTATCTTTTCACCGGTATCTCTGTTGACTACCCTGATACATCGAAGCTCACCTTTTTCGTTAGTGCCGCCATCTGACTTCT